AGTACGACGGAGAAAACCTCTATTTCTCTGGCGAGGCAAGTCAGCGAGGCGTTGTAGCCGCGCCTCAGTTTGTCATCCTGACCTCAGACTACACGACCCCGCTTGGCACCGCCAACGTACTAAAGCAAGCGTTTAACGCTACAACTAATGGGACTTTGACGGTAACTCTTGGTTCGTATTTATTTGAATGTTTGCTGAACCTAAGCGCTCTTTCCGCCACATCCGGGACAATAGCGTTTGGGTTTGGCGGCACAGCCCTCGGCAGATTCCGTTATCTTGCTACCGCTAATAAATCAGCAACGTCAACCACTGCGGCAAACACCACGTTTAGCAATACTGCTGCTGCTACTATTATTACCCCGGCAACTACCACTACGACTGGGTATGCGCTGGTTCGAGGGTCTATTGCGATCACTACTGCCGGAACTATCATCCCTTCTATCGCGCTATCGGTGGCAGCAGCCAACGTGGTCGCTACTGGGTCTTATTTTGTTTTTACCCCGATTGGGTCTAGCACCGCGACAACGGTAGGAAACTGGAGCTAATTACTATGGCAACATGGGCGGTTCAATCAATGATGGTCAAGACGCAAGAGTCTGGGCAGACCGATGTTGTCTACCTTGTAAATTGGCTTGCATCAGATACTGACGGCATGAACGAAGCGCGACGCGGCGGTCAGACTGAAATCCCTGCGCCAACGGGGACTTTCATTCCCTACGATCAACTCACTGAGCAGCAAGTGCTTGACTGGGTTTGGGCGCAAATAGGCAGTGATGCTAAAACAGCAATCGATGCTAATTTGAACATGCAGATTGTGTATATGCAGCAGCCTCCGGTCGTATCTCTACCCCTTCCTTGGGGCTAGTAAATGTTTTCCGTCGCGCCGTTTTCTGGAGCGCCGTTTTCTACCGTTTGGGTAAGTAATTCGGTCGCTCTTACCGGCGTCACGACGACCGGCGTAGTTGGTACTGTTTCTGTTCTTCCTAGCGTAACTGTAGCCCTCACTGGACGTACTACGACCGGCGTAGTTGGGACAGTTTCTGTTTCCGGCACAGCCAACGTAGCCCTCACTGGACGTACTACGACCGGCGTAGTTGGGACAGTTTCTGTTTCCGGCACAGCCAACGTACCCCTCACTGGACGTACTACGACCGGCGTAGTTGGGACAGTTTCTGTTTCCGGCGCAGCTAACGTAGCCCTCACGGGAGTCACGACGACTGGAGCCGTGGGCACTGTTTCCGTTTCCGGCGCAGCTAACGTAGCCCTCACGGGAGTCACGACGACTGGAGCCGTGGGCACTGTTTCTGTTCTTCCTAGCGTAACTGTAGCTCTCACGGGAGTCACGACGACCGGCGTCGTAGGGACGGTTGTTGCCCAGCAGGCTACGTTTATAAACGTCGTAGGGGTTACGACAACTGGGGTCGTAGGCGATGTTTCCGTTATTCCCGGCGCGGAAGTGGCGCTTGTTGGTGTTACTACGACTGGAGTGGTTGGGGCGGTTTCCTTTATTATATGGAGCCAAATAGTCCCCAACCAAAATCCAAGCTGGGTGCCTGTGAACGATAGTCAGACTGGAGTATGGAGTGCGGTGAACGATTCGCAAACCACTAGCTGGACGCCGGTAAACGATACTCAGACGGGCACTTGGACGGATGTCAATGATGCTCAAACCCCAAATTGGACGCAAATAGCTGCGTAAAAGGATCTAAATATGTCTTCTACTTATTCTAATCTGGGTATTGAACTTATCGGCACAGGCGAACAGGCCGGTTCGTGGGGCGGAACTACTAACAATAATTTAGACGATATTATTGATAACGCTATTGTTGGGTATGTGAAGGTAACGCTTACTACTGCCGGAACTTCGGGGTCGCCGAATACTCTTAATGTGGCGCAGGGGCCGTCCGTAGTAACTGCATCTGATGGACAAAAACGAGTTATTGAGGTTTACAGCGCCTCCGATCTCGGCGGGGAGGTCTATCTCCAAATTACCCCCGCTACATTTGCAGGGTACTACTTCATCCGAAATAGCCTAGCAGGTAGCCGTTCGCTTCGTATTTTTCAAGGAACCTATTCTGTCGGGAACACGGTGCTACTTGCTAACGGCTACGACGCCGTAATTCGCTGCGATGGCGCAGCAACCCCCATTGTGTCTCTTGTGCTTAGTAACATCCAAGGCACAGTGTTAAATGCTACGAACACTGCGGTCACTAACGACGCAGCAACCGCAGTAGCGGTCTACCCCACTTGGGTCACCGCAAACACGGGCAACCTGCCGCAGAAAACCACCAGCGCGTCATTTTCTTTCATTCCATCTACGGGGGTTTTGACCGCAAAATTTTCAGCAAGTGCAGGTACTAGCAGTGTCCCGCCGTTACAACTTGCGTCAGGGGTTAACTTGGCGTCAGTTACAGCGGGCGCGGTGGAATACGACGGTACTGTTTTAACTGCTACCCCCAATACAAGTTTCAAACGCGCCACAATCCCGTTGATAAACTACACCTCCGGTGTCGGCACAAGTTTGACTATAGGGTCAGAAACAACATCACAAACACTACTACCGTCAGCAAACGACACTATTACGTTACCAATAGGAACTTATTTTTTAGATTTATTTTGCACAATTTCTAGAGGTTCAACTTCTCTAACTACCGCTAACCCCCGGATAAACATTTTGGGGGCTGGCGGCGCAGTGGGGACATTTAGTGGCGCGACAATAAGTTCTATTTCTAATGGAGGGGCATCAGTTATTTACGGGTTTAATGGGGTAAATATTAACGTAGATAATGTGGTAGGCCCATCTAGTTCTTCTCCTACAGCTGTATATCACACTACGTTAAGAGGTATGTTGAAAATTACAACAGCGGGGACAATTATTCCGCAATACTCGTTAAGCGCAAACTTGGCGTCAGCGGGGTCAGCCTCTACTCCAAATGTAGTGTATTTTAATCTTAAACAAATGGATGCTCAAAGCGCGACGGCTTTTGGCCCCGCTGGCGCGGGTTGGGGCTAATTAAAACTGATTAACTAGGAGACTAAAAGTGAGCACTATGAATACTTTTTGGAAGATCGAACGCCTGACTCGCGATATCGACACTGGCGGCGTCCTTGTGGCTCACTGGCGTGCTTTTGCGGATGACGAGGGGTTCCAAGCCACTGCATTCGGACATGTCGGCTTTGCTCCAGACAGCACCAAGGAAGACTTCATTCCGTTTGAAAGCCTGACCGAAGAAGAGGTCAGCAAGTGGGTTTTGGAAACGCTTGGCGACGAGCGTGTTGCGGAAGTGATGGATGCCATGAAAGTGGAAATCGACCGGCGTAAAGCTCCGACGACTTCCGAAGGTCTGCCTTGGCAGCAATAGCTAATGGATTTACAAATCGTAATTAACCTTGGGTTGGGGGTCATCATGGCGCTACTAGGATGGTTCGCCCACGAAGTGTGGAGCGCGGTCAAGGAACTGAAGTCCGACATGTCGGGCCTCCGCGAAGACCTCCCAAAGGTTTATGTGATGAAAGAGGACTATCGCCGTGATATCCATGAAATTAAAGATATGTTGTCGCGGATCTTTGACAAACTAGATGGGAAAGCTGACCGATGAGAGAAAAGTTGAGCGTGTGGGTGACATTGATCGCCACAATCACGTTAGCCGCAATTCTTTTAGCGATGGTTGCTGGAATGATGATGGGGTTGTTCAACGAAAAAGTGGATAACAACAAAATCTTTGAAGCGGTACTTCCCGCGTTCCAAACCATCGTCGGTGGGTTTATTGGGTTGATTACTGGTATCAAAATAGCCTCGGATGACAAACCATGACTTTTGAAGAATCTTTCAAGGTACTTATCGGGCACGAAGGCGGATACAGCGACGACCGCAACGACCCCGGCAACTGGACTGGCGGCAAGGTTGGCGTTGGCGAAATGTTGGGCACTAAGTATGGCGTCGCCGCTAACTCCTATCCGATGGAGGACATCAAGAACTTGACGCTTGAGCGAGCGCAGCAGATTTATCGCCGGGACTATTGGGACAAATTGCACGCTGACGATCTCCCCAAGCATGTGCGGTTTGCCGTCTTTGACGCTGCCGTCAACTCAGGAGTTAAGCAAGCCGTAAAGTGGTTGCAAAGAGCGGTAGGTGTGGTAGATGATGGGGCTATCGGCCACAAAACGCTGAGTGCCATCACTGCGATGGATCCGTATAAGCTCGCCGCTACCTTTAACGGGCAGCGTCTCAAGTTCATGGCCGATCTCAAAACATGGGATACCTTCGGCAAGGGTTGGGCGCGGCGAGTCGCTGAAAACCTCATCAATCTGCCGTAGGAGTAGCTTCCATGAATCTCAAGTTTTTCCTTGACCGTGCGAAAGAACCCTCCACTTGGCGCGGCGCTGCCGTCATGGTGGGCACGCTTGGCGTGGGGGTTAATCCCGATGCTATACAGCAGATTGGTCTGGCGGTAGGTGCTGTCATCTCGGCCATCGAGATTTTCCGTAAGGAAAGCTAATGCCCCTTAAAAAACTGATATTTAAGCCGGGGGTAAACCGAGACCAAACCAACTACACAGGCGAAGGCGGTTGGTGGGAATGCAACAAAGTTCGGTTTATCTCGGGCTACCCCCTAAAATTGGGAGGATGGCTAAAATACTCAGTTACTGCGTATCTGGGGGTATGTCGCACGCTCTTTAATTGGCTGGCCTCCCCCAATTTGAATTACCTTGCGCTTGGCACTAGCAGCAAAATCTACATTGACAACGGCGGTACGCTCAACGACATCACGCCGCTTCGGGCCACCTATACGGGCGCGTCGTCGCCTCAAGACACCGACAACTGCCTTACCCCATCTGCTGGCTCTAACATAGTTACGGTAAACATCAATACGCATGGGGCGGTGACCGGCGACTACATGACGTTTGCCGGGGTCGCTGCGATAGGAAGTATCCCCGCAACTAGCTTCAACGGTGTCCAGTTTTATGTAACGGTGGTGAACGCAAATCAGTTCACGATCACAGTAGACACCCTAGCCAGCACTTCTTCCCCCGCTGGTGGTACGGGTATCACAGCATACTTCTATATCCCTTCCGGTAACGCAGTGGCTTCTGGAGGTACAGGATGGGGCGCTCCTCCGTGGGGCGGTTCTGGTACGTCTCCTACCACAGGTTGGGGTATTGCGTCGGCCACGACAATTTCTAACCCGCTTCGGTATGTCTATTTTGCGTCGCGATACGACGGGAGTACTAATTACACCGACCTTTTGTTCAACATCCGCAATGGTTCGATTTACAAATGGTCGGTGTCTCCGGGGTTCCCGTTCCCGTCCGGTAATGCCGTTGCATTGTCGGGTACGCAAGTACCACAGCAAGTTGGTCAGATTCTCTACGATACCTACAGCGGCATCTTAATGGCGTTTGGCGCTACACCTTATGGCGCGGGTAGTCCGTATACGATTGAGCCTCTTCTGGTGCGGTGGGCAAGTCAGGATGACTATACCAACTGGGATCCCGCAACGCCCGCATCCTCCACCGCTGGTTTTCTCACAATCCAAACCGGCTCAAACATTCTTAGAGCGGTCTCCAACCTCGGCGAAATCCTCGTATTCACTGAGCGATCAGTAACTTCAGTAACATTCACTGGGTCTAGCGACGTATTTTCTCAGAAGCTAATTTCTTCTGACATGTCTTTAATTGGAACAAACGCCGTAGTTGTTGTTAACAACGTATACTATTGGATGGGTACGGACAAATTCTTTATGTATAACGGTCGCGTAGAAACCATCCCCTGCACACTTCTCCAGCACGTTTTCAACAACATCAACTTTGCCCAAGGCGGTCAGGTTGTCGGCGGTTCGATTGAACGGTTTTTTGAAGTCTGGTGGTTCTATTGCTCTTCCGGCGCAACGGTCGTAGACAAATACGTTGTGTATAACTACGACGAAAACATCTGGTATTACGGCGACTGCACTGAAGGGATGAGCCGTACCGCATGGTCTGATTCCCCCTTGCGGCAATATCCCCAAGGGGCGAGTGGGGATGACAACTACCTGTACAACCATGAGCAGGGCGTGGATGCGGACACGTTGCCTATGACCTCCTACATCACTTCCAACAATTTTGACCTTGACCCAGATGGGCAAAAGTTCATGTTGGTGCGCCGACTCATCCCTGATGTGTCGTTTGCAGGATCTACCACTGCTGCCGGGGTTAGCCCCACCGTAGATTTCACGTTGTACCCGCGCAACTTCCCCGGCTCGGCATATATGACTTCCAACGCCGAGGGCGAGGATTTTTCGCGGGCTGTTACGCAAGCCCCCGGATCTACGGTAGCGGTAGAGCAATACACCGACCAAGTTTACGTCCGTGCGCGTGCCCGTCAGATGGGTGTTTCTATCGGGTCTTCCGGGGTGCTGGGGGTTAGTTGGCAGTTGGGTTCCCCCCGTATTGATGTTCGTGAAGACGGTACGAGGGGGTAAATGTGGCGTTTGATAAGTTCAAATCCCCCCGCGTCCCCACCGCACCAAGAGAGTACGACTTCCCGTACTTCAACCAGCTTGCGCGGGCGTTGGATAACTTTTTTACGAATTTTGATTCTAAAGCCGGAATCTCAGTAGGCAGCGCGACTAACGATTTGTTAGTTACACCTTTTGCTAAAGACCCTATTACGGGGGTAGCGTCAGTTACTGTAGCGGCTACAAACGATAACTTAAAAATTCCACCGTATACATTTTTGCGAGTTAACCCGTCTCCTGCGGGGGCGTTCTCTATTTCTGGGTTTTTAACCGGCAACGCAGTAAAAGATTCTACTGGAGTGGTAGCTTTTTCTGCGTTAGATGGGCAGCAGTTAGTAGTGTTTAACCCCACTGCAAACGCTATGACTATTAAAGATCAAGCTACGTCCAGCGCCGTTCCCAACCGCATTATCACGAACACCGGGGCCGACATCGTTACGACAGGTTCCGGCGTTGTGTCGCTTATTTATTCAAGAGCAGATGCACGCTGGGTCGTCATCTCAGCGCAGCTTTAGGAGTTTGGTATGGCCGGTATTGCATCCATCGTAGACCCCAACTCCCTCGTTGCCCGGAAGTTCGCTACTGGCGGCACTGCGAAAAAGCCCACGACCATTAACCTATTTGGGCAGCAAATCACCCTCCCGGTTAGACCCGCGCCAACTCCGGTTAGACCCGCGCCAACTCCGGTTAGACCCGCGCCAACTCCGGTTAGACCCGCGCCAACTCCGGTTAGACCTGCGCCTACGCCCCCCGCGCCCGTTTTTCGAGGGTACGATTCTCTTGACGCATTGACCAACATTTCAAAAAGCGGCGGGTCCTTTTTGTTTACCGACCCCAAAACTGGGGCGCTTAATCCTGCGCTACAAGCACAGCTAGACCAACAGAAAGTCGCAGCGGCCAGTTACGTCCCTAAAAATGGGGATATGCGGTATGGGTTTGTGCAGTTTGGAAAGGGGATGGCCCCCGATAAAGACAACCGTAGCTTCCAAGAAAAGTTTGCCAACACCCCCGGTGCGGGGCTTTGGTCGGCGGGGATTAACCCAGACGACCCCCAAGCTGAAGTTAAAGCAAAAGCTATGTTGGATAGGCTTTTGGCTAACAAAGATCCTAAATATAGTCAAAGCGTATGGGGGAACGGGGCATGGGGTCGAGACGACGCCAAAATGCCGGGGATACGCCAAATCCTCGCCACAACCCCTAATATTAAAGCCACTGATTTAATTGATTACGCATGGCGTGCGCCCCAAGCGCAGAATGCCCTTCAGCCCCGCGATATTGGTGAAGACATTCTTGACATGGTTGCCGTTGTAGGTTTGACGTTAATGTCTGGCGGTAACCCAACGCTTGCGACGATGTATGGCGCGGCGCGGAACGGGGAAAAATCCGGCTCATTGTTAGGTGCTTTTGGAGGCGCACTACAAGCCTATTCTCTTGCTAGTGGGGTCGGTAGCTTAACTACCGCTATTAATTCCGCTGGTGGAGTGGGTAACTTTATAACCTCTATTCCCGGCAAAATTTCAACCACAGTTAATAAAATTTTTGCCGAAGGCGCTAAGTTTACTGGCGCCCCGCTTACTTACACTAAAACGGCAATTGATAAATTAGTTGACACCGCTACAAATAAAGTCGTAGATACTGTTACTAGCGCAAAAGATTTTGTGCGTGATTTAGCAGAAGCTCCGGGCGAAACGCTTGGATCTCTTGTGGGTACTCCAAATACCGGAGGTATTACAAGTCTTTCAAATGTTTCACCGGATATTCCGACTATCAATGTATCGGCTATTCGCCCCCAAGATCCATTTGGGGGGTCGCTTGGACTTTCTGGCGCTCCGTCATGGGTTTTGGGACATAATTTAGTTCCAGACGAATTAATCCCCAAAGAAAACATCACTGATACTTCAACAAAAGAAGGTGGCGGTGGAACTCCGGGCGAAGGCACTGCGGGGAGTGGGCAAGTTTCGCAAGCTGGCGGTGGCGGTGGCGGTGGCGGAACCCCAAACACCGGGGGGGTCACAGAACTTCCAAACCCTAACGCCGGGGGGGTCACAGAACTTCCTAATATCGACGCTGGTGGCGCTACGACCCCCGGCGGGGTTACAAACCTCCCGAGTGCCGCTGACATTGCAAATGCGGGTGGCGCTACGACCCCCGGCGGGATTACTACTCTTCCAAGTGGGACCCCAGAAATTGTCATAACAGCAAGTAGGGCTGCGGAAGATAATTGGCTTATAAACGCATTAAAAGTTTCGCCTAGTTGGATAGCAAGTCAACCTGCGGATGTAAAACATAAATTATATAACCAATTAAAAAATGAATATGGAACATTAGATCAGCCTAGAATGGACACAGATGCAAGGGGGAACACATACAGAGTACATGATTTAACTCGTCCCGAAGAAATTATGAAACCAGATACTATTGTAAATAGTAACGGGGATAGAGTAGTAATAGATTATTCTGGAAATGGTATTAATCCTAATGCGTTGGAAATAACTACAATTGAATCTCCAACGCCAACCCCAATAACTACGCCGACCCCAATTACGACGCCGGGGCTTCCGGGACTTTCTACTGCGGCAAGCCAGTATGTAAATTCGTTTGAACAAACTACTCCGGTAACCCCGCCGATAATCCCCACTGGCCCTGTTGGATCCGAACCGCTGATTCCGACAGTGCCCCCCGTGACGCCCGTGGTTCCGCCTACGCCTCCCGTGGTTCCGCCTACGCCTCCCGTGGTTCCGCCTACGCCTCCCGTGGGTCCGCCTACGC